AATGGAATAATTTTGTAAGGAATTGTAACTATATATCTGAAACAGGTCTTGATGGAATCATAAAACAACTTGCTTGGTGTGCTATTGTACTAAATGGTATGGCGGTAGAATTTGTTGTAGGCAAAAACAATCGTCCTTCTCGTTTATACATAGTGGATACAAGCACTTTTATTTTTAAGGCAGAAAACAATAATGGCGAAGTAGTTTGGAAAATTTATCAAGAAGATGAAAACGGAAACCAAGTTTCATTAGATAAAGCAAATCTTTTTTATGTTCCTTCCAACCCTAAACCCGATGACCCACGCGGAACATATATGCTAGAAGCTGCGATTTCTGCAATAGATTTTAAAATAAATTCTTATATTACTATGGATGCTATTATTGCAAGACAAGGCTATCCTAGAAACGATATAAGTATTGATACAAAAGCAATTAGGGAAAGTTTACCCAACAATAAAAAGAACGACCCAAAAGCAATTAAAGAAGCGATTGAAAATGCTATAAATGATATTACCACGCAATTAAACTCGCTTACTGCAATGCAAGATTTTATTCACGATAATAGTATTATTGTAAATCAAACGGCAGGAGCAAGCAACGCGGCAAGAAGTATAGATATTAGAGCATATACCGATATGACAGACACACAAGTAATGAATGGTCTTAAAATGATGGCAATTTTACTTAATCGTGTTCGTGGCACAACTGAAACTTGGGGTAGCGTACAATACAAAGTAGTTATTGAACAAATAAATGCTATTCAAAGAGATATTAAACGCTTGATAGAAAATGTTGGAAATCTTTGGCTACAAAGCATAGGCAAGCAAGGCTATTTAAAATTAGACTTTAAACCTACTGACTTTGAAAACGAATTGCAAAAATGGAATGCTCAAAATGCAAAAGATACCCACTATACAACAGCACAAACCAATGGATGGCTATCTCCCGAACAAGCAGGTTTAGCCGCCACAGGACAAAAAAATAATCAAAAAGGAGATAAATGATGGCAGGAATAAAAAGTTTTAGAACGCCTACTGATGAAGATTGGGGCTTAATGAAAAACTTTTTACAAAGTGAAAGGCTAACCAAAGATGACTTTATCGTTTTGGAAAGCCAAGCATTTGGCGATAAACTTGTTCCCAATAGATATGTTAAAGCCAAAAAAGAGTTTTTAGAAGTAATGGCACGAGATGCTAAAAAGGGCGTTTCTTTTATGCTAAATCATAATGAAGGAAATCCTTTAAGTTCTGCAATGCCTATTGGAAAGGTTTTTGACGGATATGTCATAAAAGGACAACAAAGTGGAGAAGAAAACTCTCTTTGGCTAAAAAGATATATTCGTAGAAGCAACGAAAACAACGAAGGTATTACCAATAATGCTATAATAGAAAAAATAGAAGATGGCACTTTGGCAGATACTAGCGTAGGGTTTTCAAACGATGTAAAAAGTATTAAATGTAGCATTTGTGGGAAACCATATTATATATATTCAAAAGACGGTTGTAAGCATTTAGCAGGAAATGAATATGCAACAAAATGGGATGAAGAAGGAAATCCTGTTGAATTTAAATCTTGCTATATTGAATATGAAGCCCCCGAAATTGAAAATCAAACAAATACTTGCTTGCACGAAGATAGCCTAGTTTATGACGGTGCATATCCCAATGCAACACTTTCTGCACAACAATTCTCAAACAATTCAAAAAACCACTTGAAAAATGAAAGTGTATGTGATAAAATAAATTTAAGTGATACAAGCGAGCGTATTTATTTGAATAGAAACTCTAAAATATATGTTCAATTATCAACTGGAGGCAAAACTTTGGTTTTGTGTAATCCGAGCGATATAGAAAAATCTATAAAAGGAGGTAGCGAAGAAATGTCAGTAGTAGAAGATGCAAATATCAATGGTAATGACAATGTTGCTGATTTAGATATTGAAGCTTTAGCAAGCAATGATACGGAAACTTGTTCAAATGTTGAAAACAGCATAATCAACGAAACACAAATTGAATACAGACTTCAATTAACAGACGAACAATTTGAAACCCTTTTTGGCTCGGATTGCAAAGATATGGAAATAGAAGAAATTGCTAAATATGCAGCAATCGGTATTCAATATAAAAACGAATTGATTGAAGAAGCAGTAACTTGTGGCATTAAGGCTTTTGGTAACAGCTTCAATAAAGAAGCAAAGATGTCTAAATTATCTAAAATGTCTATTGAAGATATAAAAGACCAAAAGCAAGAATGGGAACAAACCGCAGAAATCGTACTAAATGCAAATAGGCGAACAATACCTAATGCAATAGAAAAGACTAAAACAGAAGAAACCCTATCATCTGAACAAATTGCTGAAAAATTGGCGCAGCCGACAGCAAAAGACTTATACTAAAAAATATTTAACAAGGAGATTTAACAATGGCAGTAAAGAATAGTTTTAATACTATAACAGTTGAAGTTGATGCTAATTGTATTTCAGCAGAAAATCTTGCTCTTTTGGCATCACGAAAAGCAATCTATGGATTGTGTATTCCTGTCGCACTAACAGGCGACAACAAGTATGGTTATGCTGCTAGTAGCAACTCACCCCTTCCCCTTGCAGGCTTCCTTATGGAAATCGAAGGCAAAAGTGGAGCAGAAACCAAGTATATGGGAACATTGCTCACCGCAGGCAAGGTTGTTGGTATTCCTGCATCAACCGCAGTAGCAGTAGGCACTAACACTCTAGTAGTTACAAACAACGGCGAAGTAACTAGCGATGCAACAGGCACTGGTGGCAAATGGGTAGTTCAAAAGGCTTCTTCTAGTGGCGACCTATTTGTTGACATTGTAGGCTAAAAGTAGGAGGATGAAAAAATGACGATTTTTAAGAAAGTAGAAAGACTTAATTTCACACAAGAAGATTTTATTACCTGTAACGCAAATAATGTTTCTATTGATGCTTTTATCAATGAAAAATATTCAAACGAATTGCAAGACGAAAACTTTATGGGTCTTACTGGTTTTGATGCAGTTCTTTACTCTCGTGGTCTTTGTCTAAAGAGTAACCTTGAAAAAGGTGTACGCGCATCTACTGTTGCTGAAGTTCTCGGCGCAAACCAACTACCCACGAACAAAATGTCTATTGGTGGTAGTGAACACCTATTTAAAGTAGTTGTTGATAGAGTTATTAGAAAAACTGTTATTGCAGATTCTGGCTTAATGGCTCTAATTAATTCTACAATTATGAGTGCTGGTAGCAACTATACCGCTATGTATTTTGATTTTGCAGACGGCACAAAGAACGGCAAGAACACTGAACTAGAGAGAACTACTGCTGGCGCAGCAATTCCCGAAGCAGAAATCGTACTTGGTGACAATTCTATCAGACTTTATAAGTATGCAAGAATGATGAAGATTCCTTATGAAGCACTACTTGAAACCACCATTGATGTATTCCTACTTTGGGTTGAAACCGTTGCAAAGAAACTTGCAAAGAGCCAAGCAGTTAGAGCAACTGAAGTTCTCCTTTCTGGTGACGGCAATAGCGGCACCGCCGCCGTTGCAAGCGATTATACTATTGCTACTGCAAATAAAATTGGTGCAAGCGATATTCTTGGTCTTGTATTTGAATATTATAATACTTATGGCGTAGCACCCAATAGATTTATTACCGATGTTAATGGCGCAATGGCTCTTTCCAATGTGTTGAGTGACCTAGGTGTAAAGAATGGTGTAGTTGCTCCTCAAAGCATTACTCTTCGTTATCCTCAAATCAAGTTTGAAGATATCCAAGTTATCATTTCTGAAAATGCTAAACTTGCAAAGGGCGGCAATGTAGCAAAGATTGCAGTTTATAATGTAGCAAATGGTGTAAACAGAATTATGCAAATTGGTGGCACTATCAGAGAAACCGACAACAAGATTGAAAACCAAATCAAGATGATGACATTCTCTGAAATTGCAAACTTTATGAGCATTGGTATTCACGGTGGTGTTCAACTTCGTACCCTTAAAAACCCTTCGTAATTAAGTAAAGCAATATGTATAGTCCACAAGAAAATTTAAGCGATAGAATAAGAAGTGTATTGGGCGGTCTTGATGAAAATCAACTGCCTGATGCACAAATAGAATCCTATGAATATATGGGTAAGGCTATCAAAGAAGTAGAAAAAAGAGTTGGCGTAAAGATAGAGGACGAAAATCTTTTGAATGACATAGATAGTGCTATCGTTTATCTTTGTGGCTCGTACTTTTGTTCTACTATGGCAATAATTCAACCACAAACCGAAAAAAGCAAACAGTCAAGTTATTCTTTACAAACGATAGATTATAGTGCATTACAAAACGAACTATACAATCGTGCGTATGAGATAATTGACGATGTAGTTAGTGGAGATGAAGTGTTGTCTTTTGGTGGGTTCTTTAGAACAAGCAACCCATCATAACATAGGTGTCATTGTGTTGCGGCACATTTCTATA